CGCTACACGTCAGATGCTCTGAACTTCGGGACACTGTATGACATGCTCTTGTTTGAGCGCGAGAAAGCGATGGACACTTACATCGTCATGTCTAACGAGAAGATACTCGATGCTTGCAGCGAGAAGACACGCAACTCAAAGCGTCCTCAGATGACCAACGAGTTCAGGGATCGCAAGGCGTTTATGGCTGAGCAAGCTTCAGCCTCAGACAAGATCCTGTGTAGCACAGATGACTGGAAGATGGCGAACGAAATGATCGAGCGTCTTCACGAGTGCGGCCTGATCCGATCCCACATGACGGGTGATTATCAGGTGGAGTTCAACGAAGACATCCAGACATCTGTCGGACCTGTTCGCGTCAAGGGATTCCTCGACTGCCTTGGTGATGGGTACATCACTGACTCCAAGTCAACAAAGTCTGTCAGTAAGTTTCGGTATAGTGTCCGTGACTTTGGGTATGACATCCAAGCGTACATCTACTCGACCGTCTTTGGTATCAAGGACTTCTACTGGGTGGCGCAAGAGAAGACCTACCCCTACCTACCTGCTCTCATCAAGTGTACAGAGAACACCCTGTTCACTGGTGAGATGAAGTTTCAAGATGCGGTCAAGCGCATCCATAAGTTCCTGAATGAAGATGAGAAACCAACCATCTTCTTCGAGGAGTTCGAAGTGTAAATTTTTAAATTCCCCAATAAGATGAGCGACAAAAAGTACGACTCGGAATTGATCGGATGGGTTGATGATCCCGTCTACAACGAACAAGGTGAACTGATCAGCTGGACTATCAAGCTGAAAGATCACGAATTGAAAGACATCATGGACAACTACGTCACACCCCGTGACGACAAAGGTCAGGGCGGTAACGCTCGTATCAAGTTGTTCATGAGCAAGAACGGCAAAGCCTGTGGCTCCGTCTACAACTTCAACAGCGAAGCTGCGAAGGAGAGACGAGCGGCTGCAATGGCTCGCCAGAACGAGCAGTCGGACGGAGATCTTCCGTTCTGATTTTGGTTTATGTTAGGTATGAGACCCCGCTTCGGCGGGGTTTCTTTTCCCCTATATTATGGATGAGTCACCGATGATATACTACATGATCGTGCAGCTCTCGTACAAGAAGAACCGCAGCACCTTCAGCGCAAAGGAATGGGTGGTCAGTATCCACGATACACCCGGAGGCATCATGAACAACGACAAGAAGATGATGCGTATGCTAGAGGAGAGACTGTACGGTAAGAAGTACAAGAGCAAGAAGCAGATCATGATCAAGAAGATCTTAGAGAAGACACCCCTAACACGTCAAAGTAAACAAGCATTGAAATGAGTTACGATAACATAAACCCTGATCACTACAAGCAAGGAGATAAAGAAGTCTGGCAGATGATGATAGACTGCTTTGGAGAAGAAGCATACATCAGTTTCTGTCGCCTGAATGCATTCAAGTACCGGATGAGAGCGGGTAGAAAGCCCGACTCGAATGCCCACGACGACTTTCATAAAGCGCTTTGGTATGAGAAACAAATCGAAGAGCTATGCAAGTAACATTCTTCAAAGACATTAAAGCGCCTGACGAGCCACACCATGTTGATGTGACCACGGCGCTCAACCGTATACGTGATGGCAAGAGCAGACATCAGATCGAAGAGTACAGAACTTCGGGGGACAAGTCCCTCAAGAACAGCCTCCCGCTCGTATGCTTCAGCGGTGAGTTCACTCGCAGAGCAGATGATGCATTGTTCGAACACTCTGGACTCATCGTCTTGGACTTCGATCATGTGGACGTTAACGAGAGCAAAGGCTTTGTCGGTGCTGACGATCACGTCTACGCTTGCTGGACTTCACCATCTGGTGACGGACTCAAGGCACTCGTCAGAGTCACCAACCCAGAGCGACACCGTGATCACTTCCGAGCGCTCCGCACATACTTCGAGAAGCAGTACAACCTAGAGGTTGATGAGTCAGGTATCAATGAGTCTCGTGCATGCTTCGAGAGCTATGACCCTGAGATCATTGTCAACCCATCGAGCCGACCCTTCGGTGCATTTGCCTCTGAGAAATCAGAGAAGCAGGTAGTCGAGGTTACTGGTGAGTACACAGATTACATGAAGCTTAACCTCGCTGCACGTATGATACGTCAGGCAGAGGATGGGCAGAAGCATGCGACACTTCTTGCAGCCGCGAGACTGTGTGGTGGATTTGTTGCTGCCGGACGCATGGAGGAAGAGGAGGTTGTCAGAGTCCTGTTCCGTGAGATATCAAAGCGTGATGTTGATGATGAGCAGCATGCCAGAAGAACGATCATCGAAGGGATTGAGAAGGGTAAGCTGGACCCCTTGCGTGACACCATCGACGCAGAGCAGGACGCAAAGCGTGAGCTTCTGATCAATGACGGTGACATGTCGTTTGTCTCATCAGATGATGAGGACTTCCGATGGATCGACGACTACGCACAAGGAAAGATCGAGGTAGGGTTGGACACTGGTGACGAGAACTTCGATCAGTACTTCCGCTACAAGAAAGAGTTCCTAGTGATGAACGGGCATAGCAACGTGGGCAAGACCACAGTCGCCCTGTACCTGATGGTCAACGCAGCCATTCGTCACGACTGGAGATGGGTTGTGTACTCGTCAGAGAACAAGACTGCCTCCATCAAGATGAAGCTCATGGAGTTTGCTTGCAACAAGAAGGCTGGTATGATGTCATACGCCGAGCGTAAGTTCGCATACAAGTGGGTTCAGCAACACTTCACTGTCATCAGCAATCGTGAGACCTACACCTACACAGACATCATGGTTTTCTTGGAGAAGATCCTACGTCAACAGGATGCAGATGCTGTATTCATTGACCCTTACAACTCACTCAAGGTTGACCCCGGCAAGGTGAGTGAGCATCAGTATCACTACGAAGCAGCGTCAGAGTTCCTGACATTCAGCAACAAGCATGACGTTGCAGTGTGGCTCAATGCCCACGCAGTGACCGAGGCTCAGCGCCGCAAGGGTGATGACGGGTTGCCAGTAGCGCCATTCGCTGAGGACACCGAAGGCGGTGGTAAGTTTGTTAACAGGGCAGACTGCTTCATCACTATCCACCGTAAGGTCCAAGCTCCTGACAATGACATGAAGCGCACCGCAGAGATCCACGTTCGCAAGGTGCGTGAGACGGAGACCGGAGGTCAGCCTACACCGTGGGATGATCCTGTTCGATTCCGCTTCAATACACAAGGCACAGGCTACCGCTTGACCAGCACGTTCAAGGAATTGTACGATCCAATCGAGCACACTCCAGATGAGCAGATGAGAATTACTATGGAAATGGAGAACTTTTTCATTGATTAAACCGTACCTTTCCATGCATGAAAAGACGAAAGGCGGGAACGACCCGACGAAAGTCTGCTAAAAAGCGACAGCTAGGAAAGTACAAGAGCGGATTAGAGAAGAGTTGTGCGGACTTGCTTAGAGAATCTAAGCTCCCATTCAACTACGAAGAGAAGGAATATGTTCTCGTAGACAAGTTTAGGTTTGAAGGCGTGTACCACAAGATGACCGCCAAGAAGAAAACTCTTTCCGATCGAAGCAACAGCATGGTGCTACCCATCAGGTATACACCTGACTTCGTAGCCAAGGATGGGAGCTGGATCATTGAGACCAAAGGGTACACACCTTCACACCACGACTTTCCTATGAGATGGAAGCTGTTCTTGAAACACCTTGTTGAGCTAGACGAACCACTACCGATGCTGTTTATCTGTAAGAACACGCAGCAAGTTGTCGAAGCAATAGAAATAATCAAGAATGAACGATCTAAGTGAGAGACTGTTCGCTGCATGCAACCGCATGGGGCAAGCAGTTACAGAGTTCTATGATGAGATCCACCCTAAAGGGGAGCCGGATGTCAGCATGGAAGATCTCGGTCACCTCATACACGACCTGAAGTATTACATCAGGCTGGAGCTGGACCTAGTTAAAGAACTGTTCAAAGAGAAGGATGAACTGGGTTGAGGTAAAAGTCACCGATGAAATCCTAGAACAAGCACAAGTAATGGCTGACCGTATGGGTGCTATCAAGAATAGCATTCGCAAAGGTCAGGGCAATCTTGCTGGGTTCATTGGTGAGCTGATCGTTGAGCATTACATCGGAGATGTTCAACTTCATTCTACGAAGGACCACGACATGTGGTTGTTTCCCCTGTCTAATGATCCGCTGTCTGTAGACGTTAAGACTAAGCAGAGAACGGTGAAACCCCGTGGCGAATATACCTGCCACATCGCTGCTACTAGCGAGCACCAAAGGTGTGACATCTATATCTTCTGTCAGGTAAACCTGAAGCCAAAGCTACGAGCTTGGATACTCGGGTGGATGACCAAGAAGGACTTCATGGAGAAGTCTGTTGCACTTAAAAAGGGTCAGTCTCTGAAGGACGTTGGGTATAACGATGACGACTTCAAACAAAAGGCTGACGGTAATGTATTGTTAATTAGCGACTTGCGAGATATCAAAGATATACCGTAAATTAGTCGTCCCTTTTTTCACGAAACTTATGACTCAGAAACAAACTATCCCTTGGGGAGAGGTGGGCTACCCTACCTTCAAACGTACCTACTCTCGACCGTTGAAGAACGGCAAGACAGAAGAGTGGGGAGACACTGTAGAACGTGTAATCGAAGCTTGCAATAAGCAGCTCAAGTGTGGATTCAGTACACAAGAACAGGAAAACATCCGTGAGATGATGCTCAACCTGAAGGGTACTGTAGCTGGCCGCTTCCTGTGGCAGCTTGGTACCAAGACTGTTGATAGGCTTGGCCTACCATCATTGCAGAACTGTGCCTTCACTGTAGTGGACAATCCAGTTCGTCCATTTACTTGGGCCTTCGAGATGCTGATGCTTGGGTCCGGTGTAGGATTCAACATCCAACGTGAGCACGTATACCAGTTACCCAAGGTGAAGCGTAAGGTGAAGGTCACTCGTCTAGATGAGAATGACGCTGACTTCATCGTGCCTGATTCTCGTGAGGGATGGGTGGAGCTTCTGGATCGTGTGCTCAGAGCAAGCTTCGAGACTGGTAACAACTTCACCTTCGCAACTCACCTCATTCGTGGTAAGGGATCTGCGATCAAGGGATTTGGAGGGACAGCCTCTGGACCAGAAGATCTGGTGTGGGGAATGCTGGAGATCAACCGCATACTCAACGAGCGATCAGGGAAGCGTCTGCGCCCTATTGATTGCCTCGACATCATGAACATCATCGGGAAGATTGTAGTGGCAGGAAATGTCCGCAGATCAGCTCAGATTGCTATCGGTGATCACGATGACTTGGAGTACCTGAGAGCTAAGCGCTGGGACTTGGGTGGTATCCCAAACTGGAGAGCCATGAGCAACAACTCTGTTGCCTGTGAGGACATCACTACTCTGCCCGATGAGTTCTGGGAAGGGTACAAAGGTAACGGTGAGCCATACGGCTTGATCAACCTCGCCTCTTCACGCATTCAAGGACGTACAGGTGAGACCCAGTACCCTGACCCTGATGTGATGGGGTACAACCCTTGTGCTGAGCAATCGCTTGCCAACTTCGAGACCTGCTGTCTGGCTGAGATCTATCTCCCAAACATTGAGAGCAAAGAAGAACTCAAGAAAGTTGCTACCTTATTGTACAGAATCAACAAGCATAGCCTCGCTATCCCATGTGCTGTCAAGGAGACCGAGGATATTGTACACGCTAACATGCGTATGGGCATTGGTGTGACAGGATACCTGCAAGCTACAGATGAGCAACGTAGCTGGTTGTCAGATGTATACGTCCACCTTCGTGCATACGATAAAGAATACTCTTCTCACCATGATTTTCCTGAATCAATTAAGATCACTACAGTCAAGCCAAGTGGAACGCTGTCTCTACTTGCTGGTGTTACTCCCGGAGCTCACCCCGGATACAGTCAGTACTACATTAGACGAATCCGAATGGCGGCAGATAGTGAACTTGCATCGGTGGCTAGGAACAATGGGTATTTCGTAGAGTATGTAAGAAACTTTGACGGCACAGAGGATCACTCTACTGTCGTTGTCGAGTTCCCCTGCCAGTTCCCTGCTGGAACTATGTTCGCTGATGACATGACTGCCATCGACCAGCTGAACGTAATCCGCAAACTGCAAGCAGAATGGAGCGACAACTCAGTATCGGTGACCATCTACTACCGAAAGGAAGAGCTCGACGCAATCAAGGCATGGTTGGTTGTCAACTACGTGAACACGAAGTCTGTCTCCTTCCTCCTACACAGCGACCACGGGTTTGATCAGGCTCCTCTGGAGGAGATTACCGAGGCTCGCTACTTGGAGATGAAAGAGAACGTGACTCCGATCACGTCACTTGACAACCTTAACATGGATGACATTGACATCGCCGATTGCGATACAGGAGCATGCCCAGTAAGGTAGAACAAATGGAGCTGTTCGCAGAGCATGAGTGCTACTATTGTGGTACTCATTGTTCTGCGAGCTACTGCTCCGAAGAATGTTTAGATAAAGACCTACCGTTTTGAAACGGATAGATCAGTGCTGGATTAGCCAGCTATACCTAGTTGTCCTTCTTAACGGAAGCTCCGTAATAGTAAGCGAAGATATTTCCGATAACGACACCTTCAATCATACCCATCAGGTGGATGAATAGTTCGTTCTCTCGCACAGACTCAATGTATACGACAGCGTAGATCGTAAACAGGAATGACAGCAACCCTACCATTCCAGTAACCATCATCATCCAGTCTACCTTTCCGGTAGCCTTCACCACCTCTATCTCACGCTGACGAGCAGACGCACGGTCAGCAGACTCCAGTTCAAATGCCATACGTGCGAACTCAGCTTTCTGTGCTGGCTCCAAGTCTGGATCACCTTGAATCAGGTTCTTCACCACACCCAGAGCGCCTTGATCTGGCAGCAGATCTCCCACTACATCAAGCACCTTGGGAGCGTTGGTTCCTAACCACGCCCCCAGTTTAGTGTCTTTGAACTTCTTCTTATTCTTCTCTGCCATCGTAGATCTCTTGCATGATTCTAACCAGCTCGATAGAGTGAGGTCTCAACTTGCCTCTTTCTATTTCTATCTGACTGTTGTAATTCTGGTTCAGCTCATTGAGAGCTTCCAGTTTTTCCTGATCGCTCAGTCTAAAGTATTTCTGGCTGGTGATCAACTCCTCGATCTCTGCGTATCTAGCTTTTCCTGATACGGCCATGAGTCTGTTCAGTTGCTCAGTGTTGAGGTACACCCTCTCATCCAAGAACGCTCCGTCCTTCAGGAAGTTTAGATCGTCAAGGCCAGCACGCTTCAGAGCCATCTTAGCTTTTCTAGTCGTCATGTTTGGCACATTGATCTTTCTCTTCTGAGCATAGCCCGGAGTACCAACTACATCAGGGACAGCCTCGAGTTGCTCGAACAGTCTGAACATCTCCTGTGACACATGATCGTCTTCACCCTTTCTTAGCTTAGTGATATCGAACAGCTGGTAAGTCCAACCCATGTTTCCTCTTGGGTTCTGCTCGATTGGCTGACCCTTCCAGTTCACTCTTACAGGGATGTCTGTTGCACCGAAGGTTCTGTCCTTCACGATGTACTCCAGTCTCTTGTACAGTCTCTCGCCGTAGCTCATATCCTTGGTGATACGAGTGTCGGGGAGGAACTCTCTCTCAGCTCTGTGCAAAGCGCTCAAGGTGTTCGGGAGTGGGATGGCAGATACAGACTTGAATGTACTAGCCAACCATCTTTCAGATGCGCTAGAGAAGTCATCAGGATCTGTCGAGGTCAGGATCTCCATGAAGTTGTTTACACCTTGCAGGAACGACTGATCCATCATGTGTGAGATTGAGCTGAATGGTCCCAATCCAAATGAATCTGTAACTGCGTGGTGCAAGAAGCCAAAGTCCTCGTACTCTCTGCTTCTGATCTCATCTCTGTCTGCACCCTTTATCATGGCACCCATAATGGTACCCGGAATACCCAGCTTGTTGTAGCTAATGAACTGATCGTCAGGTCTTTTCTCTGTGCTCTCACCGTTTATCCATCTTCTCAATCCTGAGATGTTGATAGAGTTTGGTGGGAACTGATCGTATGCCAAGTTCTTCTCCTCATCCTCATTCCACTCTACGGCACCTGATATCAATCCTTCTTTGATCAGGACCATTGCGGTCTGAGTAACCATACTTCCTACTACGATCTTTCCGAAGTTCTGGGCTGCTGATCTAGCATCCTTCTTCTTCAGGTCGCTCATGATTCTCACGCCTGCAACGTATGGTGATACGAATGTCAGCGTATCCATCAGGATGTTGGCTGGGGTGCGAACGTATGGTACAGATGATCTCACGAGGAACTTACCTACAGCCTCACCGTTTACTCCCGGCAGCACACCGAATCCTTTCGCAAGCATTCTTTGCATGAAGTTGATTGACTGCTCTGCAATCTCAGAACCTGTTGTTCTTTCTTGGTAGGTCAGTTTTCTACCTTCACGCTCAGCCAGCTCTCGGGCTCTCTTGTCTGGATACTTAATAAAGTTCTTAAGTGCTTGACCTTCAAGACCTTGAGCTAGGGCGGCTTGGTACAGCTCGATCCCTTCTACGCCCCTGCGGAATGGTGTATCACCGAGGGACAGGAATCGGAACATTGTCTCAGCTGGAATACCAAGCGTACCCTGTACGAACAGCTTGACTCGTTGGCTTAGGTTTGACCTACCGTCAAGACCCATAGGCAGATCTCCCTTGCCCATCGCAGCTTTCAGTGATCGGAATGGAGCAAAGCCACGCTCTACTCTCCACTCAGTTACGTCTTTAGTCTGTCCAGTATAGATCTCATCGAGCGCCTCTACGAATCCAGAACCGAACTTACGTATGCCATACATGTAAGCATTGAGCGAATAGTTTCTCTTGATCGGAGAGTCAATACCAAACAGGTTGATCAATCTCTCTACAGGAAGCGCTATCGCATCCACAACACCTTTACCAAGTGCGTTGATCATGTTAGCACCCACGTTGGTGATCTGTGACATTGGGGTCAGCAGGTTACCTTGGATGAGCTGTGTGAGCAGGTCGCCCCAGCCTTTCTCGATCACTGCGTTCGCAAACGTATTCAGATCTCTCTCAGCCTTGAGAGCCTGATCAGTAATGCTCTTCAACTCAGTCTCTACGTCCTCACCAGCGATGGCTCGCTTCATAAGGTCTTCGTGCTTCTGGTGAAGATCAAACAAAGTGGTAGTCATCTGAGTCAGCCTTTTCTTCTGATCGTCTGACAAGGTGTTACCTCTTCGCTCAACTTCTTTCATGAAGATCTGGTACATACCCTGAGG